TGACTTGCGCAGCTCCTGGTCGCCGTTGAACGCCCGGTTGTGCCTCGGGTCGTGGAAAACGGCCTTCCCTTCTATATAGGTGTGCTCTCGTTGGGCCTTCAGCGCCTCGAACGACATGGGCAGCAGGCGCACACTGCGCACCCCAGCCGCCGTCTTCGGCGTCTCTGCTTCGCTGGCTGCCGCCGTCAGCCCCCGCGACACCCTCACTTCCCCGCGATGCCAGTCAATGTCGCCCCACTCCAGCGCGACCAGCTCCGACGTGCGCAGGCCGGTCCAGAAGGCGAACTGCAACAGGTTTCGATACTGCCCGGTCGCTGCCGCCAGAATGGCCCGCTGCTCGTCCGGACTGAACGGGTCGATCTCGTCCTCGGTGCGCGGCTTGCCCTTAACTGAATACGTCCAGCCTGCCAGCGGGTTCGATTCGATCAGCTCGTCGTCTACAGCATCGCTCAGGGCCGAGCGCAGGCAAGATTGCACGTTGGCCAGCCGCTTGTTGGTCGCCGACATCTTGGACATAGCCGCCTTGACCTCTTTGCGCGTGACCGATGCCAGCGCCAGGCTGCCCAGCGCCGGGGCCAGCACCCCCGCAACGATCTTGCGGTAACCGTCCAGCGTCGACGCCTTCAGGATGCCGGCCTTGCGCTCAAGCCATTCCTCCAGGTACTGGCCCAGCGGCACCTGTCCCGACTGACCGACTGCCGACGCAGCCCGCTTCGACCGGGGGAACGCCTCGGCATAGTCAAACTCGCACCGGTGAATCGCCAGATCAATCGACGCCTTCTGCTGCTGCGCCCGCTTCAGGTTGGCCGGCGTAGGCTCCAGCGGCAGGCGCTCCCGGCACTGGCGACCAGCCAACATAAAGCTGATCTCGATACTGCTTTTCGATGCCGCACGCACTCCGCGCTTCGCAGCCATACGCCACCCCTGACGATTCGTTTAGTTGGCCGACAGTTTAGACCTGTGCCGCGCTGGGCGGCACGGGTGTCGACAGGTTACAAGCTGTCGCGCAGCGCTTTGATCCAGGCGTTTCGCTGATCTGTGCGCTCGACCTCTTCGGCGTGCTTGGTTTTGTGGTAATCGATATCCGTCTGCGCCTTGGCTTTCTTCTGCTCAAGCCACTCCGGACCAGTCAAGCGATCGGTCGGCTTGCCGTAGTAGGCCGATGAGTCGTCGAACTTTATGCTGCTCTCAATCTGCTCGATCATGAAGTCCTTCATCCTGAAGTGATCCGCGCTTGGCGGGGTCCATGCCTTGACCTGTTCCAGCATTGACCTGTAGGAATCGATCTGGGCCTTGTTCTTCTGTAGCTGCTCCAGGCGATGGGCCTCGTCCGCTTCATATTCGCTGTCGCGTCGATCTTGGCATGCCTCCGGTGTCATCTTGCGCAAGGCCAGCAGCTCGGCCTCGGCCTTTTCGAGCGCCTTCGAGTGGTAGTCGCTTGGCTCGAACTGATCAGGGATCTTTTCGCCGCCGCCCGACTCGTCGCGCAGGGTGATGGTCGCGCCGAATGCTCGAGCGCAATTCAGGGCGAAAGTCGAAAAGCTGATGCCGTCTTTGATGTCGGCTGTATATCCAGTTGGCATGACTCATCCTCGCCCGCCGGGCACCGGCAGGCTCTTGTGTGGGGTAGGGGTTAGGCTAGGAAGTGGTGGCCGATGGCGACAGATGCCGCTTCGGTTTCGGTGCTGAACATCAGTTCTGTTTTGCTGGTAGCGCCCCAGCTGTCGTATCGAACGTCGCGCCACCACTTGCCGTACTTTTCATAAGGCTCGCTGATTATCTCAATGACGTAGCAATCAAGAAGGTTCATAGGCACCCCGCGCAGTCTTCGAGCAGGCCGGCATAGTCTTCTTTCAGTTGGTCGCGCTCCTTGGTCAGCGCCTCAACCTTGCGATGGATGTAGCGGGCGATTGTCTCGCCTGGGCGCATGTCGGCGGCTGGCGTGCCTCGCAGGACGGCTTCCCATTCGTGGACGGTCAGTTGATCGCTCATGCTGCCACCTCTTGCATGGCTTTGCCGATCTCGGCGGCAGCTTGAACGATCACGCGACGCAGCTCTATGTCGCCAATAGCTGCGACGTGAATGTTGAAAGGTTCGCCGGTGGTAGTCCGCTCTTGGTAGACCTGAACCGTGTCGCACTCAGGGATGAATTGGATGCAGATTCCTAGCTTCATTGCCAAGAGAAGCGCGTCTCCGTTGTCGTCCATTGGGCGCCACCAGTAGGCTCTCCCATCGCGACGGCAGCCCATGCTTGCCGGGTCGGTTCCGTCCCACTGGATGTCTCCGTGAGCCCTGGCCGCAAGCTCCAGCAATTCGTGATCCGTCATGCTCATGCCTTCACACTCCAAACGCTGCCGTCTACCAGGTCACCGCGGCGAACAAACTTCGCCCCGCCCGTCAGGTGATGCAGGATCGCGAACTCGGCAGAAGTGCGAGCCAGCGAATAAGTGCGCCCGGTCGGGCGGTGGGTGTAGATCGTTTCCATGCGGGTTACTCCTGGGTCACTGGCTGAGGATGTCGAGCTGGGCCTTGGCGCATTCGTCCGGTCCGTGCGGCAGGCGGGTTGGTTCGATTACTTGGTACTCACCGTCATCACCGTGATGACTGGCTTCACGCCGAGACTCGTTGTCGAATCGCTCGCGCAACGTTTTGCTGATCGTGATTTCGTGGCGCGGCGGCTTCAGGAACTCGATCAGTTCGGCGTCAGTCATGGCGTCCATCTTGAGGATGGCCAGCTGCAAGACTTCGCTGATTTCTTCGGTGCCTGATCGCGTTCGGATTCGGTTCATCGCCTGGTGAATGCCGGGGCGGACCTTGTGACGCAACTCCTTTTCCCCGACCTTTTCCCGCTTCTCTGCGGCCTTCGCTGACCGCTCCTTCGTGCTCTTCGCCATGTTATGCCGCCTTCCGTTGGTTCCATGCCCCGGCGGCCTCGAACAGCTGAGCCGCCTGTTTTTCTTCCAGTGATGTTTCGTAGGGAATCGCAATCCAGCCGCTCGCGACCAGGTGCAGGGCGTTGCATGAATCGCGCAGATCGATATAGAAGTGCTCGATCACGTCCGATATGTTGGCCGCCAGATGCACGCCTGCCGGCGAGACCTCTACTGACTTGCAGTATTCTGCGCCAGCCTGGTCGATACACATGCAACTGATATAAATCGTCCATCGGTGCGCTATTTCAAAGATGGCACTACCGATTTGATGGCTGACAATTCGCCGGGAGTTGACCGCGTTGAACAGCGACTGCTTGCCGCTCGGGTCGATGTTCACGATGCAAGTGTGGTTGGTCCGGAGCAGCGCCCGGCAGGAACGCTCGACCCGGGCCCGCATGTTGTTCGGCTTGCGCTTTTTCATTGGATAGCCCGTTCGCTGGCAGCTGGTGTTGGACGAGGCGCGCACGATGACGCGCCAAGGATCGGATCGCTCTCAATTGGTGTGACCCGGGAAGGCGATCTTGTATTGCCCGATCAGCCGCCGGAGCTTGTGCCAGCCAATGTCGACCTGGGCGCGTGCCTTGTGCTTGGTCACGCCGACCTCGGCCAGTGCGCGCAATCGCTCTACCAGTCGCTTGTCTTCTTCCGGGTCGATGGCGTAGGTGCCTTTGCTGTTCGGTTTTTTGCCCGATCCGTTACTCAGCTTGATACCGAACTGCTTGCAGATCTTTTGAATGCGTTCCTGCGATATGCCCATGGTCTTGGACATTTCCAGCTTGAACATCGTCGCGCTCAGCGTTCGGATCTGATCGGCCATCTGTCGTAGCTCGATCTCTTCCTGCGTCAGCTGAGGCTCGATGCGCGGCGGGAGGGGTTTGAATTCGAAGGTTTGCAGTACGTCGATCTTGCCGCCGGAGCGTAGGAACGCTTCTTGTGCAGCGGCCAGTGAGGATCGGTCCATCAATCGAAGGTCGTTGTATTGGTTCATTTGGCACCCAAAAGAAAGGGCGCTCATCTGGCGCCCTTTGGTCGGTTACTGGTCGGTTATTTGGTCAGCGCCTTGCGCAGGTACGGGTCAACATCGGCCTGGCCGAGCAGCCAGCGCTTGTAGTCGGCCGGGATGTCGGCAATTTTCGATCCGGCGTGCCTGCCGAAGCGGATCACCGTCGGGATGCGCGCCTCTTCCGAGATCATCCAGAGGTCTTCGAAGCTGAAAACCGCTGCGCCGTTGCGGGCTTCCAGTTCTTCCAGGATCTTGACCAGAAGCCGGCGGCAGTTGAGTACGTCGTCGAGCGCGGCGTGAGCGTTCTGCAAGAGCCCGCGTGCAAACTCCCGGTAGTGCAGGTAGATCATCGCCGACTGGCTGTGCGAGTCAGCGTCCGGCCAGAGCGCACGGCTCAGTGCCTGGGTGCAGATCCGCTTCACGTCCGGCTGACCGATCACGCCCCAGTCATAGTCGACGTTGTGACCGATGATGTAGGCGGTGCCGGCAGGCAGCGCGAAGTCGGTGTGCGGCAGGCAGTCGACCAGTTCTTCGTCGAGAATATGGCTGGTGGCCAGCGCGCCCAGTTCGATCGGCTTCGACGGCTTGTAGCGCTGCAGGAATTCTTCGGTGACGTCCAGGGTCTGGATGTCGGCGAGTTTGAGATAGGCGCCTTCGACCATCTGCGGGTCCTTCAGGCCGGTTGTCTCACTGTCAAAAATAATTGCGTTCATTGGTTACCCCTGATTTCACTTTGATTTTAAGTCCGCCAGGCGATGGCCCGGCGGGTTATTGCTATGCGGCGTGACGATCAATCGAACGGGATGTCATCCCAGTCAGCTGGCGGTTCGTTGCCAGCGCCGCCCTGATGGCTCGGCGACTGCGATTGACTCGGCTGATTGCGCAGCTTTCGAACCGGGTTCTTTGCAATGAACGCCATGAATCCGCCAAGGGCTGCTGCCTTGTTCTGCTTGGCAAGGATCTCGGCAGCCATCAGCTCGGTGCCGAACTCGAACGGGGCGGCAATAATCATCCGCTCGCCAATGTCGCCGTTCTGCTTCTGGTATTCCTCCTGCTGGAGAACAAGGCCGATTTTCTTGCCCTTCAGCTCGATGGCGCACTCTTTCTGCTTGGTCACCATGCCCTGCTGGTCGAAGTCGTAAAGCTCGACCGGCTCTTCTTTCCAGTTCAGCGCCTTGACCTTGGCGCAGGTCATCAAAGCGTTGAGCTGCTTGTATCCAGCCAGCGGTGCGCCGCTACCGTTGTGGGTGTACAGGTTCAACGGCCCGACCTCCTGGCCGTTGTCGGCAATGAACATCACGTTCACGCTTTCGGTGCCTTTCGGGTTCTTCTCGTAGAAGGCTGCGGTAACGGTGCCCATGTACTTGCCGGTTTCCGTGATGCGCTTGCCGCCAGTGTTGGCGTCTTTAGCTGCCTGGGTGTCGAGGTTGTATACGCGTGCCATGTTAGTGCCTCCAAGGGCCTAGTTTCGGTTGGGTTGTGTCAGTGCTTTTTCAATGGAGAAGCCGTAGGTGTAAACCCGGCTGCGGATGGTGCTGGTGTTGAGCCCGAGGCGCTCGCAGTGCTCGGGCAGCGTTGCGGTGATGCCTTCGAACTCGAATAGCTTGGTGTTGCGCTTGTTCCTGCCTTGCTGCTTGTCGGTCTCCCAACTGCAGTTGCCCGGCTCGTAGTTGCCGTCGTTGTCTTGGCGGCCGAGGGTGGTGCCTGATGGTCGCTCGCCCATGTCGGCCAGGAAGGTCGCGAAGTCGTGCCAGGGCCCATGGACGGTGATGCCCCTGCCGCCATAGTCCGGGTACTTGTGGTTTGAGGGGGTGTTGCAGCGGGTCAGCATTGACGACCAAGACCGATACGTCGGCGTGCCATACATGGCGTGCTTGGTCTTGGCTTCAGTCGTCACTGTCGATCGGAGGCATCCGCAGCTTTTCGTGTGACCACTCCGCAGATTGCCAAGCGTCTTGGTGCATTCGGCGCCGCAGTCACACTTGCAGCGCCACAAGGCTTGGCTTCCTCGCTTGCCGGCCCGCTCAACCACTGAGAGCAGGCCGAACCTTTGCCCGGCCAGATCGAGCGGCCTCATGCGTGGGCCTCCATCCCGTAGAACTCGCCGATCAGCTCGTCGACATGCGCAAGGTCGTTTTCGATCAGCCTGTCTTCGAACATGCCGATCGGGCTCTTGCAGCAGTCCTGGCCGTTCGATTGCGTGCTGAACTGGTAATGCCCGTTGCTGACCTCAGTCCTGAGCACGATCGTGAAGAACCCTTCAGGGACCAGAGTTTGGTCGACCATCTTGCCCACCGTTTTCATTCGGACGTTGCCGAAGTCGTCGGTCTGCGTGTGAGCCAGGATGTACACCCGGCGATGGTCGGCCAGATCACCGGCGGCGTTGAAGATGTTCCAGGCGTTTTTGCCAATGTCGGAAAACTTGGTGTAGCCGGTTTCGCTGCTCCTGGTCATCAGCTCGTTGACCATTACCGCCTGGTAGTCGTCGATCACGACCACCTCATGGGGCGAGTTGCGCATGATTCTTTCGATCACGGCCGGGTTGTCGGTCCGGATTACGTTGCCAGCGTCCTTCATGGTCGCTCGGACCTTCCAGCCTTCTGCCTTGAACGGCAGCGGCTTCTTGATGCACTGGATTACCAGGGTTTTCTTCGGGTCGAAGTTCCGAAGGCTGGTTGATTTGCCGCTTCCTGAGTTGCCTAGAATTAAAGTCGCGATGCTCATTTGCTCTGCCTCAGATTGGCTGGTTATCCCACTGGCGCTGGATACGCAGCGCCTCGTCTTCGTATTCCTTGCGCTGCTCGCCCTGGAACTGCTCAGGGTCGAACGCGCCTACCGTCATCCAGTCGAGCTGGGCGGTCAGTCGTGGTGTGTTCATTGCGACCTCAGTAGGTGAGGGTGATGGCCGGGATCTTTCCCTGCACAATCAGAGTGATGGCTTGCTTGGCGCAGGCTTCGGTCATCCCGTTGGCGGTGAAGGCTTCCAGCGCTGCCCGGTTGACCTTGCCGCGGTGTGCCGTGTCGGCTGCGCGGGCGTCCTGCTGGCGGATGATCTCGGCGGCGGCATCGTCTGCGCGCTTCTGCTCATCCAAGCGGGCTTGCTCGACTGCCTGCTCTTGCCGGGCTGCCGCCTCCTTGCGCTCACGCTCGGCGCGCTGGTCGGCCTCTTCCTTGTCGCGCTTGGCCTGCTCGGCCTTACGCTCAGACTCAGCTGCAGCCAGCTTCAAGTCGTTCTCGCGTTTGGCTGCTTCGTCCCGCTCGCGCTGAGCCTTCTGTTCCGCCTCGATGCGAGCCTTCTCGGCAGCTTCCCGGGCGATACGTTCCTCGCGCTCTTTCTGCTCGCGGGCTTCAGCCTCTGCGCGCAGCCTGGCCAGTTCAGCCTGCTCGGCTTCGACCTTCTCCTGCGCTTCCAGGGCGGCGCGTAGGGTGGTCAGTGATGCCGCCTTTGCCCGGTGTGCGTCGGCCTCGAACTCTTCCAGTTCCTGGTTGATCTCCAGGCTGTCCAGGTCCTGAACCTTGGCGCCGATCAGTGCAGCGCTCATGCCGGCGGTGTCGGTGTTTTCGATGTGCGCGATCACGGCCTTGTGCGCAGCGACCCGGGCCGCCTCTTTTTCCTCCCACTCATTCAGCGGGCGGCGGACCTCATCCTGAAGCGCTTCCAGCGTCTCGCGCATCCGCTTGCGCTCGGCGTCGATCAGCTTCGGGACTTCCTTCAGCTCGGCCACCAGCTTCTTGCCGGCGTCGTCGAGGGCCACTTTCGACTTAGCGACCTTGAAGGCGATCGAGGCGATGGCGGCGCGACCCTTGGCGGTGCTGGTGTCTGGAACGAATGCCAGAACCTCGTCGCGAATCTTTTGCAGCCACGGCTCCAGGCCGTTCGGTGCGCTGTACACGGCCAGCGCGGTTTCCTTCGGCGGCACGGTGGCCAG